CCTTAGAAAAAATAGATAAAGAAATTAAATCACTAAAAGCACAAAAAGAATTATCTCAATCAGACGAAGACAAAATAACCTTGTTAGAGAAAAAGAGAGAACTTAAAATTACTGAATTAAGAAACAAAGCAGCAAAGTTTATTGATTATGAAAAATTATTATTGGATAGTGCTGGAAGAACTTTAGCGAAAATGAAACCAACTGGAAATGACTATTCATTTGTACCAAATATAATAAGAGAAGCAGAGGGTAAACTACTGAAACTACTTACGGTTGGAGATTTTGCTTTAGAACAAGAAGTATTTGTTAATACACAGAGAGTACCATTACCATTTGAAGTCACAATAAAACTTGATGGGATTTCTGGAATAGGCATGAATGAGAATGTGGTATTTACATATATGCCTGCAGACTATAACGCTTTCAGAGGTATATTCAAAACCAAATCAGTAAAACATGATGTGTCTGATGATGGATGGGTAACTGAGTTAGTTCTGGAATATACACATGGTCAAGATGAGGTGTAGAAATGAGTGAACCTAAAAATTTAGTTAAAGAAAGTTTATTTTCAAAAGGTGAGTTATTCTTAAATAATGTTGAATACATAGGGCCTTATAATATAAAAGCAGATGGTACTTATCATACATTATCAAAATTTATAGAAGGAAAATCAAAAGAACTTAAGACTAAAAAATCAACCTTATATCAAGACCTACTCAAAATTACTGGTGGTATTGATGTATCTGAAAAAAATGGACAAGTGGTTGATAATACAATTTTACCTACAAACGAAGATTATAAAAACGGAGTTTACACAAGATACTTCATAAAGACAAAAGGTTCTAAAACCATAGCAGAAGTAAACGAAGAAACATTAGGTCAAATCGGAGTAAAGATAGACGACAATTTATATGTTGGATTTGAACTTGATTGGAAATTGACTGGACCACTAAATGATATTTTTGTTGATGGTATTAGACAACAAGCAGGTGTTAGGGATACAAACCGAAGAACACTACAAAGATTAGAACAAGAGTATATTGGTATTACAGAAAAATTACAAAATCTTACACAATTCTACAGAAATATTTAGTTCTACAGATTTTAGACACTAATTATATACAATGGTTATAGTAGATTCTAAACACAAATTAGAACAACTAAATAAATTAATTGATGAACACGATTGTTTGGTAGAGGTTATACCGAGTGATTATTATAGTCACCCGTGTGCTAATTCTATATCATTAATCATGATTCAAGTCAAAGAAGAGATTTGGGTTGTTTCTTACAATCATCCCGATTTAGAGTTTTTCGGAGAGATAGAGTTCTGTTTTCTCAACAAAAAGTATGTTGTAGATTCAAAAAACTTCTATCATTACTTTGATGAACCTAATGTTATGGATGTTAATCTTATAGCATATCTTAGTGGTCTTTCTCTGATAGAATGGAGAAATCATGTAACCAATACTCACGAACAAATGTACAGACAATATCGTGATGTCAAAAATTGTAACCATTTGATTCCTTTGAGTAAACATTTGGAAAGGGTTGAGAATCTATTTGAAGATGTCAGTAGAATGTTAGGTCAAGCAAACTTCAACAAAGAATGTTATGAATGGTATAATCTAAAAGCAATAAAGACATATTCAGACCTTGAGGAATCTGGTATAATGACCAATGGTAAGTATTTAGAACATTTTCCAGATACAACAAACAGACCTACAAAGGGGTTGGTGTACTCTGAATACAATTTATACACAAGTACTGGACGACCATCTAATAGATATGGTGGTGTTAACTTTGCAGCACTAAAAAAGGAAGATGGTACACGAGAGAGTTTTACAAGTAGATATGAAAAAGGTTCTCTTGTAAGTTATGATTATGATGCATATCACATCAGATTAATAGGAGAACAAGTTGGATATGATTTTAAAAATGGTTCTATTCATGAAGAGTTAGGTAAGTTCTATTTTAATAAAAAGAAACTAACAAAAGATGAGTATAATGAATCAAAGAAAAAGAGTTTCCAGTTACTATATGGTGGTATTGATAAAGAATATCTGGGTCATGAATTTTTCAAAAAGGTGGATGGATTTGTAAAAGAGATGTGGGAAGAGTATAAAAAGGGTGTGGTGGAACATCCAGTATCACATTTTGAAATAAAGAACTTAGAGAATCCTAATCCACAAAAAGTTTTTAATTATTGGATTCAACATACAGAAACGACTCGTAATACAGAGGTAATTAGGGGTGTGTTGGATTATTTAGCAAACAAAAAGACCAAACTAATTATGTATACTTATGATAGTTTTCTGTTGGACTTTGACATGGACGAGGGTGTGGAAGTGTTAAAGGGTGTGAAAAAGGTACTGGAACAAGGAAATTATCCAACAAAAATAATGGTCGGAAAAGACTATTCTGAGGAAGTAAACATAACAAATAAGTTGGTAGGTTGATATTTATAGTAGGAGAATAGTATGATTTTAACAGAACAAGTAATAAACGAAGTTTTACAACGCCTTGACGAGAAAGTTGATACAAAGATTGACTTGACAGACGACAAGCATCTTGCTAAATTAGAGTATATTATGCTCTTTGAAATGAATTTCCCGTTATCAGACACTCACACAATGTTACAAAGATTGGTTGAGATTAAACCAACCGATATGGTTTCAAATCCTAATCCAAAGGGTAGACAGAAAAAAGTACAATATCAATATGCTCAACAATGGTTAGATGATAACCCAGACGCCAAAACAAGTGATGAATTTAAAAAGGATGTTGGTAAAGAAAAAGAAGATGACGAAGAGAGTGGTGTTGATGTAACGGATGATATGAATAGATTTGAAAAGAGGGCATACTTATCATTTAAAAATAAAGAATCGGGACCATATAAGAAAGCATTACCTTTCATGGACGATGCAGATAAAAAATTAATGGATGATTACCAAGAAGACTTAGATAAACTTTTAACGATGACAGATGATGAGGAAAAGAAAAAACATTTAGAAATGATGGTAGAAAAATATGGGTTATCAAAAAACGCAAGTGGTTCTAAATTATATGTTGGTAATATATCATTTGATGCAAGAAAAATATTAGGTGACCCTATTAGTGAAAGTAATCCTAATTTTAAAGTTGGAAAAGAAATAGAGAGGTTGGGTGTAGAGATTAAAGAACCAAAAACCGGAGCAGGCGGCCCCAAACAAAAAGCAACTACCGCATCAAAAATCAAGATGACAACTATACATAAAGATGACGACCCAGTTGTTCAAGAAGTATTTGGTTTAAAAGAGTTTAATCATATGCAAGGGCCAAAAGGAAAAAAATATAGACAATTACATGGTGTTAGTGATGATAAAGGAAACTTAAAAAAATCTGGTGGAGAAAATTCTTTAGAGTATTTAAAACACTCAATAAACCCAGAAGAAAATCCAACTATGGATAATGTTGAAAAACAATTGGAAGAATTAGAACAAACTGATAAACTTAATCCAAAAGTTAGACAATCCGTTAAAGACCATAGACAGAGAATGAAAGATTTAACCGAGGGTAAAGTAATAGGTAGTGATGGTAAACCAATAAAAGTACCATCAAAAGAAGCAGCAGATTATGTACAAAAATCTTGGTCTACTATGGCATTAGGTTTTCATGAGGGTTCACCTGGTATGGCGGATGCTATGATGAAGAATTTAGCAGAAATGGCAGAGTATCAGAGAGAATTAGCAAAAGGAGATGAGGTTTATCTTCCATCTTCGGGTGTTTTTCCAAGTGGTGATAAATTGTTAGTCACACGAGATGGAGAGGGAAAAGCAGTAAACATATCATCTGTTAGTATTAAGTATGGTAAGAAAGGAAAGTATAAAGCATACGGATTTCCTGGTGAGTCTGGAAAATACCAAGAGTATCACCCCGACCCTGCTTACAGAGATAGACTCAGTAGTGTTCCTGGAGAAGATGGATATGATATTGGGATAAAGAATGAAATCGTAGAAGACGACAAAGAGTACGAAAAGATGTTGAAAGAATCTGGTTTAGACGAAGTGATAAAAGATAAAAAATGTCTACAAGATAAAGCAAAAGAATTTAAAGAAGGAATGGTAAAGTTAAAGAAAGGTGTATTCGGAGATGGAAAGGTAGTTAAGAATCAGTTAAAACGAATAAAAGATGCTGCTGAAAAACTTAACAAAGAAATAGGAAAAAGAATGGCAGAAGAATGTCTTGATAATGATAAGTTAAATGAAAGACTTGGACCAGATAATGCCAAACTATTTAGACGAGGCCCGATGGAGGCGATGTGTATCTTAACTTTTTCTGGAACACTTAGAACAAGTGATGGTTTAAAAACAATAACACACAATCATCAAACCATTCAAAAAGATGAAGATGGAAATGTATCATATGAAAACCACACCGATGAAGGAAGTCCTGATATTAAAGAATGGTTCTTAAATTTTAGGGCATTTGATGATAGAGCAGGTGGTTTAATTTGTAGTTACAATAGTGAAAGAAAAGAATTATAATGAACACACAACTATTATGCTCATTCTCCACAAGAAGAGACTATAAAGGTATTATTGATATCGTCAAGGAAAGTTACGATGTCGTATTTAAGAAAATTTATTTACTGGAAAACCTTGACAATAATAGGCAAATGATGTTAACTTACAATGTTGTCAAGGGGAGTAGTATACACTTACCTCAAACAATTTCTTTACATAGAAAGAAACAAACAAATACATTGTATACCATCAACGCAATAAACGAGATAGTTATATTGTTAAACGATGGTTCAATGGATAAGAATTTCCCGATACCTTGGGAGAACTATAGTAACTCTATGTTACTCACTGGTGATGAGGGATTAAAAGTTATTAAAACAAAACTCTATAAAATAATTGATGTTTAATAAAAAAAACACTTGACTTGTATAGTAAAAGTGTTGTATATTTAGGTATGGAAAATGGGGATAGTACAACCATTTTCAAAACAAAATAGTAAAGGTTATAAATGAAAGTAATAGAAAAAAATTCTCGTGAAGTTATAGTAGTCCAGGAATCAGAATACAAAGACAATACATTTGTTGATATCAGAGTTCATGGTAAAAATGATAACGATGATTTAATACCAACCAAGAAAGGTGTAGCATTAAATCCAAAGTTTGTCCCACAATTGATTGAGGCACTATTAGAACTTGCAGAAGAAAAGAATTGGGAAAATTTTAAAACTAATTAAAATAAAATTGATGTTTTCGCAATTAGTTAGATACTTATTTTTGGTTACAGAAGTAACTAAACAATGAATAATAACAAAATAACAAATAAACTTAAGGAGAAACAACATGGCTCTTAATTTAGACCAAATCCGAAATCGTCTTAATTCACTTCAGACAACAACCTCAAGAACTAATAATATGTACAAACCACAACCTGGTAAACAAGTTGTTCGTATATTACCTTATAAGTTCGCTAATGATAATACAGTAGCAGGAGCTTTTATTGAGCAGTATTTTCACTATGACATCAATAAAAGAACTTACCTTTCACCGATTACTCATGGTAATCCAGACCCTATTCAAGAGTTTGCAGAAAGACTAAAGTCTACTGGTAGTCGTGAGGATTGGAATCTGTCTAAAAAACTCACTCCGAAACTTCGTACATTTGCACCTGTAGTTGTTCGTGGAGAAGAGGGAGAAGGTGTTCGTTTTTGGGGATTCGGAAAGATGGTATATGAAGAATTACTATCTATCTTAGCAGACCCAGATTATGGCGACATCACAGACCCAGTAAGTGGTAGAGATGTTCAAGTTGAAGTCAAAATGCCAGAAGAGACTGGTAAGTCATATCCAACAACAACGATTAGGGTAAAACCAAATCAAACTCCAGTATCATCTGATGAAACTCAAATGAAAAATTGGGTTGAGAATCAAACTGATATGAAAGAAATCTTTACAGAAAACACATATGATGAACTGAAAGAAATTCTTCAGAATTGGTTGAATCCAAGTGATGATGCTCAAGAAGAGAGTGTTGGTATTGAAGAAGACACAACTGAGACAACTCCAGAAGAGAAGTCTTCTACTACTAAAGTCACAAATGTAAGTGACGCATTTGACGAATTGTTTAATTCTTAAAATACAATACAGAGTGGGCAGTGTTTACTGCGATAAACTATAGGGTACGAGATACTAACTGCCCACTTCTTTAAAACAGAGGAAAATTTATGAAAATAAAAGAGACTGTAAGGGACGAACTTGCTAATGTTCTTGCCGATAAATTAAATAAGCAGTTTAAAGATGGAAAAGTCGCATACTTTCTTGATGGGGCTACTGAATCACCATCTTCAATCAAAGATTGGGTTTCTACTGGGTCATCAATGTTAGATGTAGTAATATCTAACCGACCAAATGGTGGATTACCAGTTGGACGAATAACAGAGGTTACAGGTCTTGAAGCATCTGGAAAATCATTGTTAGCAGCACATACTCTTGCAAACACCCAAAAACGAGGTGGTGTTGCAGTTTATATAGATACAGAGAGTGCGGTTAGTCATGACTTCTTAGAAGCAATAGGCGTTGATTTAGAAAAAATGTTATATGTTCCACTTGATACGGTTGAAGACATATTCTCTGCCATTGAGCATATTATAGATACGATTCGTAGTTCAGATAAAGATAGGTTGGTTACAATTGTGGTTGATTCAGTAGCCGCAGCATCAACGAAAGTAGAAATGCAAACAGACTTTGATAAAGATGGATACGCAACAACTAAAGCAATAGTCATCTCAAAGGCAATGAGAAAAATAACTAATCTCATAAGTCGTGAAAATATATGTCTCTTGTTCACAAATCAACTTAGACAGAAGATGGGTGTTATGTTTGGAGACCCTTGGACTACAAGTGGGGGGAAGGCTTTAGCATTCCACTCTTCTGTTCGGTTGAGACTAAAGAACCTTGGTCAGATAAAACAAAAAGTTTCTGGACAAGACCAAACAATTGGTATCAAAACCAAATGTCAAGTAGTAAAGAATAGGATGGGGCCTCCAATGAGACACGCGGACTTTGATATTTACTTTGACTCTGGTATTGATGATGTTGGTAGTATATTAAAGGTTCTTAAGAACTATAAACTTGTCAAGTCTGGAGGAGCATGGTATACATTGAAATATAATGATGAAGATATCAAGTTTCAAGCAAAAGACTTTGAAGAAGTTTTAAGTAGAGATGGTATGAGGGATTATCTGTATGATTTGATATGTGAAAAACTTATCATGAAGTATAAAGAGAAACCAGATTACACCATTGGAGAGAATGTAGAATATGATAACGAAGTAGAGGAATAGAATATGCCAAAGAACTATTTGGAAATGTTCAATGACCTCGTAGAAGAAAAAGAACATCAATCAAAGTTTTCAGATAAGAACGATAGAATACTTTTAATAGATGGACTAAATACTTTTATCAGAAACTTCTCTGTTAATCCAACCACAAATGACGATGGTGTTCATGTTGGTGGTTTAGCAGGTTCTCTCAAATCAATCGCATTAGCAATCAGAACAACGACACCAACTGCTTGTGTCGTTGTTTTTGATGGTAAAGGTGGTTCTACTAAAAGAAGAAAATTATTTCCTACCTACAAAGCAAACAGAAAAGTACATCGTAGATTAAATAGAACTGATTTTCATGATGGTATAAACGAAGAGGAAGCAATGAAAAGACAAATTGTTAGACTCTTTGAATACTTAGAAGCACTTCCTATCAAAACTATGATGTTTGATGGTATGGAAGCAGATGATGTGATAGGTTATGTATGTTCTAATTTATATCCAGATTCTGAAAAGGTAATATACTCAAGTGATAGAGATTTCATCCAACTAATTGATGATAAAATTACAATATGGAATCCTATTAAAAAAATGACACAAGATGAGAAATGGGTTGAACACGAATTTGGTATGTCTCCAAAAAACTATTTGATTTACAGAACAATGGATGGGGACAAATCTGATGACATAGATGGAGTAAAGGGTTGTGGATTTAAAACTCTTCAAAAAAAATTACCTCTTTTGTTTGAAGAAGAGATAGTTAATATAGAAGATGTTCTTAAATATTCAGACGAACATAAATCAGAAGCAAAGGTTTTAGAAAACATATCTAATGAGAGTGATAAACTACACAGAAATTATGAACTTATGCAATTATTAGATGTTGATATTCCAACAACTGCAAAATCTAAAATTAGAAGTATAATGGATTCTAATGATTGTGGTCTTCGTAGAGGTAGTATTAATCAGATGCTTTTGGAAGATAAAATGTTTGGAGCATTTAAGAATCTTGATTATTGGATTAGGTCTTCATTCACAACATTACAAGCATTTTTGAGTTCTAAATGAGTCAAGTAGAAACTTTTACTAATTACGGAAAAGCATTTCAATCAAAAACAATTGTCTGTTTAATCAAAGACAAACTATTCATCCAACAGATTATGGATATTCTGGAAACAAAATATTTTGAATCTGATTCGGATAGGTGGATTGTTGATATGATAAAGACATACTTTACAAAGTACAAAAAAGTTCCAACTATGGATGCAATAAAAGTAGCATTATCTGAAATTGACAATGATATTTTGAAAGTAGGTGTAGTTGAAAACCTAAAGAAAGCAACTCAGTATGTTAGTGCAGATGATTTAGAATTTGTTAAAGAAAAATGTATTGACTTCTGTAGAAATCAGAATCTTAAGAATGCGATATTACAATCAGTTGACTTACTTGGTAATGGTAATTATGATGGTATTAAGAAGTTGGTAGATGACGCAATGAAAGCAGGTACTGAAAGAGATATAGGACATGACTACAAGATTGATATTGAAACTCGTTTTGAAGAATCAGCAAGAAAATGTGTACCAACTGGTTGGGACGCAGTAAATGAATTGACAGGTGGTGGTTTAGCAGCAGGAGAACTTGGAGTGGTAGTAGCACCTGCTGGTATTGGTAAGTCTTGGGGACTTGTCGTATTAGGTGCAGCAGCAGTTAAGAAAAAGTTGAATGTCATTCATTACTCGTTAGAGTTAAACGAGTCTTATGTTGGGTTGAGATATGATGCATCTTTTACTGAGATAGCGA